ACTGTCTTTCATATCCACGTAAAATATCATCTATTGAACGTTCAATAAGTGGATTAAACTTCATCATAATAGAAAGGAATACGATTGCAATTACTAAGAATATAATATTACCTGTAACCATTAGTGATACCACAAATATAATCAGGTCAAAGAAAAGACTTAGGATAGTTACTTTAATTGTTGCCACTAGGAATATTCCAAGTAAACCTTTACCAATAGATACTGCTTTCTTGTTTGTTGTTAGAATTAAAATACCCGCAATAGGCATAGCAAGTACTCCTAACAAAATACTCATCTTGGCAATCGCTACTTTAAATGCATATTTAGCAAGACAGTATGCCATTAGACCAAATGTAGCCATCAATAGTAGCATTTTAACAATGCCAAATCCGATAGATGGTCTAGCTAAGGATAACATAATATTAGTAATGTTAGACTTTACTTCATCATTTCCATTATTATACAGCACTTGCAAATAAGTAACCATTGAGGATAACTTAGAATCCTGTGTTTCCGAAATTGTTGGGAGTTCATTCTTACTCAACTTCTTAGCACTAGAGTTAGCAAACCAGAAATAGTATCCTAAGTTCTTATCAACTGTAGTTTGGTCTGACTCACTATATCCCTCTAAGTACTTAGTTGCAATTATACCATTTTCATCTCCAAGAGATTTGAATGATAATTCACTAATATCATCAACCCCAAACTGTGTACAGATTTGAGAATCAATGTATGCTTTATTAATTGAGGACATCTCAATTGTAGCATTTGTTCTGTTTGTGTCTCCACCTGTAATACTCGTATAGAAAATTGTACCATCTTGCATTGTTGGATTGGCGCTTATAAGCACCTTATTTACAAATGTTGATAATGATGTACCAATTTCTGTAGGTTTTCCTAAAAGTGCTGTACCAACAATAATAAATCCAATCAATGCTACCACAAATACATCACTAAAAATATCCTTTGACTTTGTATGACCGAAAATAAAGTTAAATGCTGTCGCAATGACTGAAATCACCAATGCTACCAATGCAAACATCATAGCAGGTGCAAGTCGTAACGTACCATCTGCACCATCTGAAACAACAAACAACTTTACAAGTAATTCATTTACCTTATCCAACTTCAAAGCATCCATAATTACACTAATGTTAATGTTCTTTAATTGAATAATGATACCCATAATTGATGTAGTTATTCTAGTGAATAGTGATAAGATAGAATATACCCAACCAAAAGGGATACCACCCACATTAGATAAAGCAAATAGTCTTAAACTTACTACCTTTTCTCCATTAACTGCTTCTAATGAGTTAATTGTTTGCTCTTTATTTTCTAATCCTGTTTTTCCCCAATAATTTTCATTATCAATAGATGGATTGTTCTTCTGATATGGTAAGTTTCTCATACCAGAAAAAGCATTGCCATCTGAATCGTGAGTATTACTATATGGTATTTCACCAACATATCTAACAATGTCTTTACTAACACCATATAGTAAATCAAATCCTACTTGGTTAATCTGAATATCTGCATCACCAAAAGGGTAGGTGTGCTTTGTTGCTAAACTACCACTATTTGTATTTTCAAAAACTTCTTCTAGGTTCTTGGTAAATAATCCATCTTTTTCTTTAAACCCACTACCTGCACTTACTTGTAGACTGGTGAGTAGTATCACCAAGATAAGCATTAGGTTTGTAAATATCTTCTTTAATCTCATTCTCACCCTCTACCTTTCTCTTTAATATGCAACATTTAACATGTTCACTATTTCTTTATACTCTTCAAAAGATAGTGAGGTTAGTTCATAAGTCTTATTACCAATGAACACCTTAATACTATTATCTCTTGAAACAACTGCACATAAATTTACATCATTAATAGAATATACTCTTATTTCATTGAAATCTACTTCTGGATATGTACTGTAGAAGTAGTGTAAGAAATCATTATATGGTTCACCTGTAATACCCTCTAACTTTGAATATGTAGTTGCTACATTAGATAGATTTCCTAACTTATTAATCACTTCTTCTTTTGTCATAGTTCCTGTATCTTCAACCTTTGATGTTGTATATTCTTCCCATACACCATTCTTATAGATGTATTCTTTGTTTCCTAATTCTTTAATTAAATAGTTATTATCGTTTGATAATCTATAAGTTATACCCTTTATAGTCTTTTGTTCTATAATACCGACACCATCACTTGCGTTAGACCTAGCAATAAACAACTCTCTATACAGATTATTAAGTTCACTATCAGTCAATTCTTCTTGTGTAGATGGTTCGGTGGTAGGCTGAACAGGTTTAGGTACTTCTGTTTCATTATCAACTACCTTTTTGTGTGGGGTAAGAGTGTATAGTAATATAGCACCAACTAACACTCCTACAACCACAATACCAATAATAACTGGTTTCTTAATCTTTCTCATATTACTTTATACTCCTAAACGGACTTTGTTCATCCGGCGTGCCAACATATCTATATACTACATCTGCAAGAGCCCATGGATTTCCAACATCACTTAAACTAGCGTAGTAGTCAAGATAAGAACCCTGATATGTATTTGCAGTACTGCCTGGATATTTCTTTTGTACTAATGAATTATCAGTCCAAGTACCATTTTCCCATGTAGCAACATACATCCAAACGTGTTGATAACCACCATGATTATTACCCATTGCAATATCCCCTGGCAATATCTTATCGCCTTTTGGTACTTGTTTCCACTTACCATCTCCACCACCATTTACTAAGTAGCCAGTAATACTCCCTTTTCCACCACTAAAAAGTTCAAAACCACCTAATGTCATTGGGAAGTTATCGTCAGCACCACTCCATAATACTGCCATAGAAGTTGTTAAGTCACATGATGCGTAGAATGGTAAAGACCATGTTACTGTATTTCTCTTACCATCAGATTTAAGCTCTTGTGCAGTCTGTACAATCTTTGGAACTTTGTCCAAGAATGTTCCCACAGTATAATTTGAGTTTGTAGCATAAGCCTCTACATCACTAAAACCATTAGCTGACCAGTTAATCTTTCTTCCACCAACTGTTTCATCTGTTGTGGCAAGTGATATTGCAGCCTCTGCGATACTACTATTATTACCACCTACTGAACCAAAACCTTTACAATACTGTTGATACTGTTCAGTTGATTTTACTTCATCACTCGCCTTTGCATCACAGTAGAAATGTGGACTAGAACCAACTGTTTGACCAATAGCAATTAGATAAAAAGAGATGTTTAATACAATCAATCCAATAGGTACTAGTCCTATTAACATCAGAGTTAATCTACCTGCACCTTTAGCCCAAGTAACAAAATGGTTTAGTTTTCTGTTGGTCATTATCTTCCAGTGTTTGAAATTCTTTTGGAAGTCTTTTTTGTAAGTGTTTACACTATGTCTTACTCTACCACGGACTCTTTTAGTAAACTTACTCATTTTGTAGGTAGTCTAATATTTCTTTCTTTTCTTTTGTTGTAAGTGTGGTAGATAATTCTTTTATATAATCTTGAATTTCTTTAGTAGATGCTTTGATTGAGAATGTGGAATCCTCTCCCTCAATTCTTCCATCTATATCAATCCAACTCATGTTATCACTCTTTTCAACCACTGTTATATTAGCAGTTTCTAATACATGACGACATCTTCTCTTTCCTACGTTTTCTTCACTTGCACTGCACTCGGAACAACCACCATCAATTAGTGGTCGAATATATTTAATCTTTCCCATTTTGCACCTCTCCATCTTTCATCAGCACATAATATGTAAAGGCAATAATAGGTATGAACATTGCAATATATGTATAAATCTGGTCATGACCATGAATTTCATTATATGATGCATAAATGTGTTTAGAGATATTTAATGCATAAATTAATAACACAAACATGATAGCAAAATATAATATAATGCTAAATAGTACAAAACTGCCATAAGTGGGATTGCTGTTTGTAATTGCTTTGAAGAATACTCCACCACAAATAACTAACAACCCAACTGTTAGCACTATAACTACTATTGAAACAATTACACTCTTTTTACCCCATTCTGGTGCTTTTGCTACATCTCGTGCGAAGATGTATTGACCGTAAATAGGAATTAATCCTCTCCAAAAAGGAACTCCATGTCTCTCTAAAATAACACATTGTAAAATAGTGGCTATAATAGCCATTACATTAACTATAATACGTGTTTCACCACTCATAAGTATTTCACCTCTCTGATTATAGACTTCCCTTAATTACCCATGTCTTATCTGATTTAGCAACGAGTAAATATGTAGAAGTTGTATATGTAAAACCATCCTTTGTAATTATTGTATAAGTTACCTTTGCATTATAACCTAACTTATTTGGTTGTTGATACATCTTGAAATCATTTACACTACTAAACTTTGCACCATAGTTGTTAAAAGTTAAATAGTTCAAGAAATCCTGTGAAGTATCTCTTCCCTCAAATAAATCCTCTAATGTCTTTGTAACCTTAATCTTAGCAGATTCCATGACATCCTTACTCTCTAATTCACCACTAAATGCAAGCAAGTCATTTTCCTTAACCTCTGGGGTATCAATTCTATTCAATGTGTATAGAGATAACTGTTCTACCGGTCTATAACCACTTACAGTTCTTTGATTTTGGTCATTATAATTACTATAATATTCAATAGGTAAGTAGAATGTATATCTACTCTTTTCTGTATGACCTGCAGTAACAACATTACCTGAGCTGTCTTTACTATCCTTATGTTTTACTTCAATATCCACCGAGAAGTAAGTTCTAATTACATTAGAATTAATAGGGATTGTTGCATCAATAGATAAGGAATCTAATTCAGGAGTTAGACTCTCTACATCACCATCTTTAAGTGATGTTCCTTTGTTAAACCAAGTATTAAAGTTCTGTCTAATATATCCTTCTAATCCTGCTGTAGGGAACTGATTAACTGTTTGATTAATAACTTCCTGTACATCTCTTGGAGTTAATTGATGTTTGAAGAACGTATTAAATGTTCCCCATAAAAAGAATATTGTTGTGAATACTCCAAGTAAAATCTTTACAATTAACTTATTCTTTTTCTTTTTTCTCTCTAATGCTAATAGTTTACTATTTCTGATTGCTTCTCTCTTTTGTACTTCTTCTGCAATCTCTGTCATTCTTTGACTTTCTTCTTTTGCAAGTTCTTCTGGAGTCTTGCCTAAAACAAATTTCATACCTTTAATCTCCTTATTTTTCACAAGATGTTAGTGTTAAGGCCTCACAACCAACGTCACGGTCTCTTGTGTACTGTGAGGTAATAATAAAGGAGAGGGGTACTAACCCTCTCCAATATTATCAATTACTTACTATTCTTTTTGAGAAATAGTACCATTCCTACACCTGCAAGTGCCGCGAAACTTAAACCTAACCATAAGATTGGATTTGTTTCCACACCTGTTGGTGGGATAATAATAGCCTCATCAAGTACAGTAATCTTAATTAAGTCTACACCTAATGTATCCTTACCTGTCAACTTAACAGGGTACTTTTCAGTAGAGATTTCATATCCTTCTGGTGCTTTTGTTTCCATAACGTATGCACCTTCGTTGTCTACTGTATATACAACATTCATTTCAAGTTCGCCATTTTCGTCTGTAACGCCAATAGCATCTTTACCGTTAATGTCTTTATATACCGAGCCATCCTTATTGAAAAGTGTAAATTCTGCACCCTTTAAGAAGTGCTTGATGTTATCCTTATCAGCCTTAGCGATTTGTAACTTCAACTTCATAGTAACATCAAATGTCTGTGACATATCGTTAATATCAGCATGGATACCCACTTCAATACCATTTTCATCCTTAACAGATTCAAATGCTACAATACGTCTACCAGCAACTAATGTTGCGTTGAATGTAAATGGAACTTCAACCTTACCATTTGTTTCAGTAGCAGTAAATTCTACTGTCTTTGTAATTGGTTGTCCATCTACTAAGATTGGTAAACCTGTTTCCTTATTCATCAATGTACCAGTAGCAGTATATTTCTTACCAACTTCTAGTCCAAAGTATGAAATAGTATCAATAACAGTTTGTTCTGTCTTAGTACCATCAATAATGTTATCACCATCTACTTTGTCCTTGATTGTAGTGCGAATCTTAGTAACCTTAACTGTCTGGTCTTTATCTTCACGGACCTTATGTGCAACACCGTACTCTGGATTTTCAATGCTTACTAACTCTTCGTAGAATACTAATTCTTTATCACCATACTTAGTTGTATCTACGTCAACAACAGTCTTTAATTCACCATTGTAGTCTGTAACATCAACTTCCTGTGTATTGTTATAAACAATTTCATCTTCTGCTTCTGTTGTACCCTTAGCAACTAATGTTGTAATGTAATTGTACTTACCTAAACGTACATTTTCATAGTTAGCAACATCTTCTAACTTAACTAAGCCTTCCTTAACCAACTTACTACCTGTACCAAATTCATGAGCATGAGTTCCCAACTTAGGTTCTTTTTCCTTATCAGAAACTGTTACATCAGTAGTCTTACCATGTTCAATAGCAAATTCTACATCCTCAGCAGTATGATAGTTCTTTGGTGCTTCGATTTCTCTAACAGCATAGTTACCTGCCTGTAACATATTTGTCCAACCAGTAAATGCACCATTCTTATCAGAAGTAAATGTAAAGTTAGATTCACCACCAGCATGGATTACTTCTAAATCTTCGTCATTTTCATTCTTTAGAACAACATCGTAATTGTTCTTATTAACAATCTTGAACTTAGCACCTTCTAATGCATTGCCAGTCTTACTATCAACCTTAGTTGTGTTAAACTGACCACGAGATACACCTTCTTCGATTGTGTATTCATTACCACCAACTAATTGAGGAATGTCTTGTGCATCGTGTTCAATATTGAATAATGCAACACTATCAGAGATTTCTTTACCAGCTTGATTTAATGTCTTGTTTTCAAGAGTGTAACCATTAGGTGCTTTTGTTTCTTCAATAGTAATAGTACCTAATGGGAGTGTAGGAACACCGTTATCTAAGTAAAAATCATCCCCAGATACCTTATACTCATCACCTAAACGTGTGAAATAACGACCATTCTTATTTAAAGTCTTAATTACCCAAGTACGAGTAGCAGTTTCAGGTAGTGTTTCCTTTGTATATTGGCCTGCATAATATTTAACTGTGAACTCTGCACCTTCAAGAGAAGCTGGGTTCTCTACCTTATCAGCAGATTTCTTTGTTAAACGAATTGCAACTGGGTCGTTCATTGGCATATCAGTTGAACGAACATACCAACCATCAGCCGATGTTGCTAAAGAAGAAACAGTATAAATCTTTGTATCTAATGCAAATCCCTTTGGTGCTTTCAACTCCTTGACATAGAGATTTTCACCTGCATTAACTGTAATATTCATTAATGCACCTACACCATTAGCATCAGTTGTAATTTCTCCAACCTTATCTGTTGTTGCGGTAGAATCACGGAACACGCCATATACTGCCCCAGATAAGTCTTGTGCATAGCATTGATTATTCTTTGTAATCTCTGGATTACCATTTGACTTTTCTACACGTACATACATCTGTACTGCACGAGGGGCTGTCTTAATTACCCATGTACCTGCACAACGTTGATAAGGAACTGTTCCTAATTGAGCGTTCCAACCTGTTGCCTCTTCGTTTGTTCCAGGTTTTAGATAGTGTGGAACATCAATAGATAATGTAACTGTTCCATCTGGTGCAACACTTGTTACCGTAGCATTATAAACATACTCTGCCTTTTGGCCTAATGACCAAGCATTGATATTTGTTAAACCAACATAGCCATGTTCTTGGCATGTTACATATTGTGAACCAATAATCTGGTCCGATACCTGCGCTAATAAACCTGTAACTGCATCTACATAGAAAGTTTGACTTCCGATGTCTGGGTTTGTATTGCTTGTACCAAATGTACCACTGAATATATCACCTACTGCTAAACTGTTTACGTCACCAGTTGAACGCTTTTTACGTGAGTGTGTTTGACTAACTCCACCAATAACCGATACGTATGCAGTATTCTCATTTGTTTGATATTCTACATCACCTGTAAATGTTTCATAACTTCCATCTTTGTGGAACGCTACGAAATACGTAACTCCAGTAGCTTTAATAACTGAACCCTTAGCAACCTCTTGACGAGTACCCTCATCCCCTGAAATTGTTTGTTCAGAGCCACCTGTTTCTACTGTTACATCTGTACCCTTTACATCTAAAAGAACATTGCCATCACTTGCCTGTTGTTCTGCTTTACCATACTCTAATGGTTCATACGCATGCACAACACTCAATAAGTTTGGCATTGTCATAGATAAGGTCATTGCAACAGTAAATAACTTCTTAATAAACTTATTCACTTAGTTATTTTCCTCCTACGTTACCAATTCTTTTGATGGGAGAATTTCCAGAACCCATTTCTAACATTTTACCACATATAATGTGATATTGTCAATATATTTAACAATAAAAAGGGGATATTTCTATCCCTTTAAATTTTTTGTAAAAAGTTTGTTTTTAGTATTGACTTTACACTTAAAATCGTCTATACTTTGAGTACAAGTTAATTAACAACCACTAGCAACTGTTTCAGTCCAAGCCTGTTGGTCAACTATCCAAACCTGCTGAGTAACAGCCTCGTGATGAATAGTATCAACCTGTACATCTTTAACAGAATAGTTACCATCTTCGTCTTGCATATCAAACTCATCTAAAGAGTTATATACTCGACCAGTATGACCACCAACAATCTTACGTGCATATACTGGTTCATCCCAAGCCTGAGAAACTACTTGTGTTTCATAATGACCCTGTTCTGGGTGATTTACAGTTGTATATGTAGGTACACATGGAGTGCTTGTTGGCTTAGCAGTGTTAGATACTGTATTTGAAGTAGTATTATTAGTTGTGTTGTTATTCTCTGTTGGAGTAGAAGTAGTATTGTTTTCAACATTAGTAGTCTTTGTTTCTTCTACTGTTGTTTCAACTTTCTTATCTCCCTTCTTATCTTCCTTAGTTTCGTCTTTCTTTTCATCAGACTTCTTATCAGTCTTAACTTCTGTCTTTTTATCAGACTTATTATCTTCCTTAGTTGTAACTTCGGAAGTTTTGTTAGAAGTTGGCTTGACATCAGCCTGCTTATTTGTTAAGATATAACCGGTAGAAAGTGCGATAGCTAATAGTAATAAAACTACTACAACTAACTTCTTCTTATTGTTTTCTAAAATGTTCTTAATCTTATTCATGGTTTTCTCCTTGGGCTAGTTTTAGCCTTTTTATTTTACCTAAGTGTTCGCTGAAAAGCAGATTTTGTCAACCCCTTTTCACACTAATATCATAACACAAAATTGCTATACCTGTCAATAGGTAAAATGAAGAAATTTTACAAATTTTTTAAATAAAATAAAAAGGGTGGAATTTTCCACCCATAATCAAACATTCTACCCAACGAGTTCCTTGTAAATCTTGCACGTATTAATGTAGTCTTGTTGAACTCTGTCAGTCTTATCATAATAGTTGATAACAACCTCACCCTTTGGCTTATCAAAACTCATACCGTAAGTCCAATTATCTTCAACTGGGCAAGAACTTGGCAATACTTCAAACTTAGCACCATTTAACAATTTAACATCAACTGTGTGTAAATGACCACTCAATACTTCTACATTTGTTGCAGTTGATAATTCTTGTAACATCTCTGGTTCTACAAAAGGTAAGTTCTTAATGTTCTTTCCTTCTAAATAACCATGTGTCATACAGATAACATTAGAACCATATTTAATAGTTGCTCTTGGCTTAGGACTGTCACTAATAAAGATATTCTTTACACCCTTAAATCTAGCCCATAACCAACTTGTTAGATAGAATCCAACCATGGTATCGTGATTACCTTGTACAAAGTAATACTCTACCGGTGCAACTTCTGCTAACTTCTTAACTGCATATTCTAATAGACCTGTTGCCAAATAGAAAGCCTCTTTCCAACATAAATCATCTTCTTGAGGTGTTCCTCTAGCAGTTGTATGTGTTGCTGTATCAGAATTTAAGAAATCACCACATGTGTTGATGATAATTCTATCAATCTGTCTAGGACTATTCTGGAGATTAACGACAGTTTTATCAATCATTCGCATAAATACTTCTGATGCAACCTTTGAATCGTAATTATCGCCAAATCCCTCTTTACCATAAACTAATCTGTTTAAATGGAAGTCTGCAATGTTTACAACTGCCATTGCTCTGCCTAATGTTCTTACCTTCTTTTCAGATTGTCTAATCTTGTTAGTCTTTCCAACTCTCTTTAATTTAATTGGTTTAACAGTTTCATTATTAACTGCCCTAATGTCGTCTAACGTAAATGAATTGTCATTTACATATACTACTTTAATCGTCTTTGTAGTCTTATTTAACTGTGTAATTACACAATTATATGGAATTGAAAGATTTTCTCTAATTGCATCTTCCAACCTCTTACCAGTCAAGTGTTCATAATCTTCCACTGGCACTGTAACTGCAATGCTTTGTTTCTTTGTGTTTAAGTTATTCCAACTCATTAAATAATTTCCGTTACTGAAAACTTATAAAAAGTTAAAACTTTTATGTTCCATTCCTACTTCAACAAGTATGCTTTCGTACCAGGGTACTACTCACAGGTTCTTGTACTCTCCATAGGCGTAAATTCCCGATTAACGTTCGGTACATATCTGCAATAACTTGAAAGTGTTACACTGCAGATTGAGTTAAAACATTTTCCCCATAATTTTTTAGATTTAAACTGGCATTATAATCTCTGTCAATCTTATTACCGCAGTCAGGACAAATGAATATTCTATCTGACAGTTTTAAATCTTCTTTCACACAACCACAGCAGCTGCATGTTTTAGAACTTGGGTAAAATTTATCCACTAAAATTAATGAAATATTGTTCCAATTAGACTTATACTTAACCTGTTGTTTAAATTCATAGAATCCTTGCTGTTGTATTGCTTTAGATAAATGTTTGTTTTTCATCATACCTCGTACATTCAAATCTTCCATACAGATAAAACTTGGATTTCGTTTTATGATTTCAGAAGTTACTTGATGTGTATAGTTATGACGAATATTCGTTAATCGTCTATTTACTTTTAAAAGTCCTTTTTCTCTTTTTATAATGTTACATGTTTTATAGTAACTTTTCCCTTCCCTATTTTTTTCATATCTTCTGGATAATGAACGCTGTAACCTACGTTTTCTCTTTTCCAACTTTTTGACTTTCGCTGTTTTGTTAATGTTCTCATAAGTATTACCATCAGAACAAACTGCTAAATCCTTAACACCTAAGTCAATTCCAACACCCTCTCCTGCAGGCACTTCCTTGACATCTTCAACCTCAATACCAACTGACACATACCAATATAATCCATCATAAGTGAAACGGGGATTTAGATACTTACAATTGGTTGGGATTCTCCCTTTTTCACAAAGTCTAATCCAATTCAACCTTTGCTTATTCCGTTTGTGGCTCATTGAGAATCCCCCAACTTTTACGTGTGTATCTGTAAACTGAATCTTAACATTATCTTGGTAGAAAGCTTTTTTAGAATGTTTCTCACTTTTCAGCTTAGGATACCTACACTGTTTTTTGAAGAATCTCCGATAAGTATTACACGCATCTTTGATTGCCTGCTTTGTTACATCATTACTTATACTATTTAACCACTCATATTCTGGTAATTTCTTCAACTGCGTAAACTCTTTTCGTAAATCATTATCAGATATGAATTTATTGCCCTGTTTGTAATTCTCTTGTTCTCGCAGTATAGCCCAATTATAAGCAAATATTGCACATTCAGCATACTGAAATAACTTAGTAAGTTGTTTGTTGTTTGGATTTAGTCTAACCTTTACAGACTTTATCATCACTCATCACATTCCTCACATCTTTAATTTCCTCACTATTTTTCTAATTCTTCAACCATTTATCGTCAAAGATTTCTTCGACTGTTTTACTTGCACAATCGTACTTTGGTAATAATGCGATTTCATCATTCATTGATACGTAGAATCTTCCTTCTCTTATTGTATCACTCGTGATGTTTCTTGCTTTGCTGGCTTGAGCCTTTGTATAGACTTCTAACCATGTCGTTTTCTTGACTTCAGGTGTTCCACTCTTTTTGAAAAGTAACTCTCTCTTTTCAAACTCCGATAACTGCTTATCCTCTTGTTTTGGCACTTCTTTTTCTTCTTGCCTTACTTCTTCCTTCTTAGGTTCTTCTTTCTTCTTCTCTGGCACAAGATTAAAATTAAATGTAATCTTTGGCTTTTCTGGTTTAGAAACGAATCTAAATGGTTTTACTACTTGTTTTTCTTCTTCTTTTTTAGGTGGAATTACCTTGATTTGGTCTGTCTTTTCGTCTTTCTTGATTACTTCAACATGTTCTTTGTTTTTAACTGGTGGTAGAATACGTACTTCATCTTCTGGCTTTTGGCTATAAACTACATCACTTTCGTCTTGTTCTTGTAGTTTTTGCATAAAATCCTTTAGTGACATTACTCCACCCCTTTCTAGTCTTTAACGAGAACCACCTTATCTGAATTTGCAATATCTAACATTGGATATACTAAGTCCATTGCAAGTAAATAGTCGTTCCCATAATCAAGTTGGGGTCTACCATTGATAAAACCATCTGTTAAATCCATGATAGTTTCCCCACTTTCATTTAATACTTTGTCATCTGCATAATAAATAACATCTTGAAAAGTACCTACCTCATTGGGGGTACAAGATTCACTGCTCTTATTATACAATATTGTAATGATTCTGTCAAGTAATAGTTCTTCCTTGGCTAAATCCATAATATCCGACATAAACTTCTGTCTCATAAAACATTCTTCCTAAACTACTCTAAAATTAGTTAATAAATTCGTTTGACACGTTCTGGAATACATCAAATCCACGTTGAGTGAACTGTTGTGCAAAGTCTAAGAAGTTTCTCCAGTTCATAGCCATCATGATAAACCCTGCAATGAGTAAGATAACTGCTAACATACCGAGTGCCTTCCAAACACTAATCTTTTGCTCTCCACGAGTGTAACCCCATGCAAACACAATTAAGCCAATAATTACTGCACCTGCGATTACGATAAGCCCTAATGTGCCAATCTTGTTTAGAATATTATCTGCGATTGTTACGGCTGTTCCACCATCACCTGCTGGTGCAAAATAAATAAGGTTCTTTACGATATTCATATTTTTCTATTCTCCTAATTTTTTTCTCATATAATTTAAAATAACCATAGTTTGTTCTTTAGTAAAGTTCATAAACTTATAGTTTTCCCTTGTTAAATCTTCGATAACTGACATACATAATGCATCCATGATGATAGATACATCGTTATCTTGTTGTACAGTTGGTTGTTCAACTGTTTCCTTTCGTGGTCTACCTCTACCACGCTTTACTTCTTCAACTGGTTCTTCATTATCTTCTTCAACATTCTCTTCTTCCTGTTGAATAGGTAATTCTTGTGTCTTTTCTACTTCTTCTACATGTGGTTTAGGAACTACTCTTCCATATAATGCAGTTTTACTTTCTTCTGACATTCCTTCCAAGAACATGTCATCATCTTCTTCTAGCATTTCATCCACAGTGTAGTCATTTGTCTTTTGCTCACTTGCAAAAAGTCTATCAATTGCATTCTGTGCTGGCATCTATGTACTTCCCTTCTACTCTTCTTCTACGATTTCAATATCGAAATCTTCATCATCTTCTGCCTTTGTTATCTGATTTAATTCTCTCAACATCTTAGAATCCTCTTCCTCGGTTGTTTCTGGGATTGACATTAATGATACATCAATCTTCATCTTCGCCAATTCGGTATTTACAAGGTGTAAATCTCTTTCTAATTGAGTGTTCTTCTTTGATAACTCTGCATTTGCTGTTTCTAATTTATTAACTTTCTCTAAAAGGTCAGATACGACTGTTTCTACATCTTCTGGATATGCCCCATACGGTGTAGATACCCTAATATTTAATTTCTCTAATGTTTCAGGTAATTTTTCCTTAACAGTTTTTGATTCCTTTTTCTTGTTCCAAAACATCTTAATTAACCTCTTCGTACTCGTTTGTATCTCGGTTAAACTTCAATGGAACTACCTTTGTGGCAGTTAATACTTTGTTATAAACAATCTTGTCTGACTTAGAAACATATTGTTCAGAATCTAATTTTCCATAAACTCTAACCATGTTTCTAGGTGCTAACATCTCTGCAATTTCCTTTGTACCATTTGTAGGATATAACACACGAATATAAGTATAACGATTACGCTTTGTATTATCTACAAACTTATATTCCCCTGTAATAGCACAGATATTAAAAGTAGTCATCTCTGACATTACTTTTGCATCTTTCTGTACCTTACCATCAATTACAATTTCATTTTTTACCATAAATCTCATCCTCTCCTAATCTAACTCACAAAGTGCAGTTAAGTACTTGCACAAACTCTCATTGTTCTTAATGACATTCCAATCGTGATACCAAGAAACACGTTCAATCATATCTTCCATAGTACCAAAGATTGCACCAACTTTTACAAGTGGTTTAAATAGATTTACAATATACTTCAACAAGTCCTTATTCTTAGTTGCACGTGTAATTACTAATCTTGTCTTTTCTAAGATTCCATCCTCTTTTGAGAATCGTAAGTTTTTACGTGAACCATTTAAGGCTTGCAACTGTTTCATCATAGATTTAACAGATGGTACAGAAGTATTTGTAGTTAAAATTAATCTATCTACAATCTTATAAATCTTAGTGATTGGCTGAATATTCATATAGTCGATACCAGTATCGAAGAATACCACATCATAGTGCATGATTAATTCTTTAAACACTGTATCCCAAAACTCTGAATCTCGTGTAACTTCCTCGAAAGCCATCGGCATAGCGAGATAAAAGTCTACGTTAGCACCAAAACCATCAGACTTAACTCTACAATTATGTAGGTAGTTAAAATCCTTATTTCCTGCCTTATATTGCTTATAAAAGCCTGCAAGTGTCGGTGAAATACTACCAATCAAAGCACCTAACTGTCCGTCAATAATGTCGAAGTCAGCAACTGCAATTCTCTCAGTTGGATGTGTCATAGCATAATTTTTAACTGCCATAGCACAAGTAGTAGTCTTACCAGAACCACCTTTGGAGCTACCAAAAGCAATTGTCCTAGCAGGGGTTTGTTTCTTTTCTCCCACTACATCATCATCGAAACTTAAGATAGAGGTCATAGAAACACTATCAATTCCCTTATTTGTAGCAGAAATATTATCTACAACAAAGTCTAGGCTATCGTCAATAGTTAGCTGAGGTTCAATCTCTCTCTTATACTCTTCAACTTCGTGTTCATCTTCTTTTTGTTGCTCAACTGTTCTTGTTGGTTCTGGTTGTAAATCTTTCTCAATAAGTTTCTCAACTACTGGTTCAACTGGCTTTTCTACTGTTGGTTGTGGTTTATCAACCTTATATAGCACAATCTCATCGTTCATTGGGAAATCCAATGCAACATCAACATCTTCCCACTTATAATAGGTAATGTCTAATGAGTCTTTGTAATTACTAAATGCTGTATATATTTGTTCTGTTAAACAAGCCACATCAACATAGAAATCAGTTTCAACAAACTCTCCCTTATTTAGAAATTCATCTACTGTATAGGTTTCATATTCGAAATCTACTACATCTTTAGGGATACGTTTGTCATTTGTTAAAATAACATACATTTTTAATCATCCATCCGTTACTGAAAACTTATAAAAAGTTAAAACTTTTATGTTCCATTCCTACTTCAACAAGTATGCTTTTGTACTAAGTACTACTCACAGGTTCTTGTACTCTCCATAGGCGTAAATTCCCGATTAACGCTCGGTACATATCTGTACTAACTTGAAAGTGTTAAGCTACAGATTGTTCCCCATACATCTTTAGATTTAAACTAGCATTGAAATCTCTGTCTATTCGATTACCACAATCAGGACAGATAAATACTCTATCAGATAGTTTTAAATCTTCCTTTATAGTTCCACAACATGAACAAATCTTACTACTTGGAAAGAATCTATCTACTATAATTACTTGAATGTTGTTCCACCTAGCCTTATATTCAATCTGTTGTCTAAACTCATAGAAACCCTGTTGTTGAACTGCTTTAGATAAATGTCTATTGTTCATCATACCACTTACATTCAAATCTTCCATACAGATAAAACTTGGATTTCGTTTTATAATTTCAGAAGTCACTTGATGCAAATTGTTATGACGAATGTTTGTTAATCGTTTATTTACTTTTAAAAGTTCTTTTTCTATTTTTATAATGTTACTTGTTTTACAGTAATTTTTTCCTTTCTTATTTTTCTCATATCTTTTCGATACAGAACGCTGTAACCTACGTTTTTTCTTTTCTATTTTTTTGATTTTTTGTGTTTTGTTAATGTTCTCATAAGTATTACCATCAGAACAAACTGCTAAATCCTTAACACCTAAATCAATTCCGACACCTTCGCCTGTTGGGATGTCTTTAGTATCTTCCACTTCAATAGAAACTGATACATACCAATATAATCCATCATAAGTGATACGTGGATTTAGGTACTTACAATTGGTTGGGATTCTTCCTTTTTCACAAAGTCTAATCCAGTTTAACCTTTGTTTATTTTGCTTGTGACTCATTGAAAATCCCTCAACCTTAACATGAGTATCCGTAAACTGAATTTTAACACCGTCTTGATAGAAGGATTGTTTATTACACCTCTTACTTTTTAACTTAGGAAACTTACACTGTTTTTTAAAGAATCTCTTATAAGTATTACAAGCATCTTTTATTGCTTGTTTTGGAACATTATTACTTATACAATTCAACCACGCATATTCTGGTAATTTCTTCAACTGTGTAAATTCTTTTCGTAAATCATTATCAGATATGAATTTATTGCCTTGTTTGTAATTTTCTTGTTCTCGCAGTATAGTCCAATTATAAGCAAATCTAGCACATCCAGCATATTGAAATAGCTTTGAAAGTTGTTTGTTATTCGGCTTTAATCTCACCTTTATTGACAGTATCATTTTTCAATTTCTTTATCTACTAAACTTCTCGCACCAATCCATCCTCTCTTACGTTAAAGGAGTAGTATTTGATGTTGCTACTACTCCTCTCATTATATAAATAGCACAACTTCCTAGTGATTATTCCAATACTTACCTGCAACATATAATTTGTTCTTTGTATCTGCAATCATTCTTCTTACATTGTCAGGTGTAATCTGATAGATTATCAACCCAAGAATAATGAATATAGCAGTACTCATTAGTCCCTTTCCCACCAACTTAGTGAATAGGAATGTAAATACGAATAATCTAGTACTTGCTGTTAAATAACCCGTTGCATATTCCTTTAGTTTATCCAATCCTCCAGACAATCCTTTATTCTCTGCAACTAATTCATATAGTGAGAAGAAAACAAACTGGATTCCTAAGAAAATTAGTAACATAAAGTTCTTTATCTTCTTAAAAATGATTGGTAAGAAGAAACAACCTAAGATAAGGACATGTAACATCATTACCATTGATTGTTTCAGGAATTGTGTATTAGGTTGTCTTGAATCTGTATAGTTCGCAACCTCTGTTCCATCACTATAAATTTGTGGTGAAATATTCATGGTTGCATCTACAATTCTAAATAGGTCTGCATTTAAGTCTGAATTAAACGCAGTTGTTGTAGCATTAGGGAATACTGGGTTCTCTGAAATTGTTCTCTCTCCAGAAACATCTTTATAATCTATGTGATATTTTGATTGCACAGAGTATAAGTATGCTCCCCAGTTCTTTACAAATTTACCATTCCCAACAGGTACAGACACATCACCAGTCTTACTAGCACTATCAAAGGTAAATTTTCCTTCTTCTAATGCTTTTATTTGTGACTCTGTGGCATGAGATTGATTATACTTCACACCAACATCTGAGAATTGTGTATATAAGTTCTCATAACTTGTACCAAATTGTCCCATTATCCATGGTTCGAAGATTACTGTTTTCCAGATAGCTGCCTCAGTAGCCTTAGATGCCACTGAACTACCGATTACATCATCTTCTTGATATGTTAAGTTGATTGCCTCGTTAAATATCTTATCAACAAAAGTTGTTCCTGCCACAATTACATTACTTAATGTAGATGGATTATTCCCTAATGTGAAGATAAGTCCAATACTAATAAATGATGCAAATACACGTTGGGCTATTGCCCATGCGTGTGTTCTACCATGTATATACTTGGTTACTAATCCAACAATGTTAATAATGGTAAATATTACCCCATAACTTGTGAGTACGTATAACAAAGGCACGAATATTTTGCCCCAGATTTCTGTACTTGAAATGGTTTTAAATACTTCCATTATACCAACCATCGGTGCATCACTCATCAATAATGTAATAAATGATGTTAATACCTTAGCAACCGATAACCAGAATTCTCCTGCAACAAAGGAGTATCCATCAAATCTATTATTTGATAATGCGAATACTCTTGCATCTGTTTTTCCATCTGTTATCTCTTGTTGTGTCAATACCCTAGGTCTATCGTCATAAACATTAGCACTTAAATACCTGTCACTTTGATAAAATATTGTATCGCCAATTGAAACATCAGTACTTCCATCTTTTACAGTACTATATATGTGGTCTACCAATCCAACCGTTTGAGTAACTTCCCCTAAATATCTATAATAGTGAACATCAGAACCAAACAATTCATACAAACTGTACTTATTCTTACTCTCACCACCATTAAGTGATTTATAGATTTCAGTAGATGCAACATTTGCAAATTTATCACCCAAATGTCCTAGGTCAAACATGAATCCACTATTCTGAGCCATCTTAATAACTGGACTAATCAAGTCTTGAACAATACTTCTATCTTCTGGTTCATTAGTTGGATTTACAGCAGTAGTATTGGCAAGTTTTAATACTTTCTCACCATATTTTCTATCGCCTGTATCTCCATGGAAACGGTTATACCAATCTAATGCCAGTTCTCTTCTCTTTCCTGCGTTGTGAGTATTACCCTCAACATTAATCATGAAATCATTTGTGGCATCATCTACATTTGCATATTCGTTTTTAGCATATGTATCTATGATATAATCTGCTTTACCATCAATGTAGCCTTTATCATCTGTTTTAGTTAGCATATAAGCGAGTTGTGCTTTCATGTCATACCACTTTAGTCCATGTGATTCTGCCCACAATACAAGTCTACTTGCTCTAGGCCCTGTAAATTGAATTAACCCTATACCAACAATATACTTACCATCTACACCCAAATAGGCTTTGGAGTTGATTGTATGACCATTAGAACCAGTAGCACTTTGAACTGTATTCCCAAAGTTATCACTACTTCCTGATATGCCCCAACCACTCTTGATATAACTTTGTACTAAATCATTTCTGAAATATGCACTTAAATCTTTAAATGCTTGTGATTTCTTCGAACCATTAGCATCTCCATATTCACCATAAATACCTTCAATAGAAGTGGGGTCAGCACTTGATTCAGCAAATATGTTACCTAACATTCCTGCGGCAGCATAATCGTTCATGCCAAGTGCTTTACACACACTCCAAATTCTGTATGCGTTTGACCCTCTTGTAACGGGTTCATCCTCTATATTTGTAGAGTAATTTGCACTAACGGAGAAAGTAGGCAATAAGAAAAACATTACCATAAAAACACTAAATATTCTAGTCAGTATCTTCTTCACGTACCATCTTACCACCTTTCTTCTTTCTTCTTCCACCAATCTTCTTGTATTCAAGAGGTTCGCCACTATCCTTTTGCATATTCTGAATGTTTGTAATCTTGTTATGTTTCAATGTTTCAAGACTTTGATTAATCTTCTTAGTTTCTGCACTTGATAATGGTGATTTATTATCATCATTCTTATCAGTTGAGACATCTTCTTTTCCTGTATCTGATAAATTCCATGAAGATATAGCATTACTTGCCTGTTTATCCTCTGGGGAAGATTCAAAGCCCAATTCCTGGGAACGTTCAACATCTTCTCTCCACTGTTTATACAACTTAGTATATCTCTTGTCGTTTGGATACTTAGGAGTACCATCTGGATAGAATAATACCTCTCTGAGTTTAGCACGGTCATTCATATCCTCGTTTGTTAAGTCTATACCAATTCTTTCAGCAGTACGTTCCATTTCTTCATCTTCAAGTCTATCTCTTCTCTCTCTTAATGCAACCTTCATATTTAATAATGCCTTTAATGGTACAAGTGTCTTAGGGAAGTACTTATTTGTACTCCATGTTAAGATAATTGCTCTTGTAGTCATAAAGATACCAAGTTGTATTAGAATAGCAACAAGACCAGAAACATATCCATTAATATATACAATTAATGCTGAATATGCACCTAATAGTACCATTGCCAGTAATGGACTAAGAGTATCGGAAATAATATCTAACCATGACCTATTTCTTGTCTTTTCCATAAGTGTAATAAAGACAAATGTATATATTCTATACCACAACCAAAAGAATGTTAGTAACTTAATTAACGAAATAAAGAATACATTTAAAATACCAATAAACTTTGAAATAATATCAAAGAACCCATGTTGGAATTTACCATTGTAGTTTTCATTTTGTGCAACAGTTACCTTAATGTTACCATTAGACAATTTCTCGTAATTAACTCTTGGTGCATTGAAGTGGTCTACTACTCGATATGCATTGTTATTGATAACTCCACCATTAACTAGTTTTCCACTACCATCAGCTACACTATAAATTGAGTTACTATCACCATGATAACTAAATGCATCCGCTAAAACCACAGACCAATGTTGAACATCTCTATCTGCTATTCTAGGTCTATACATTCCAATTTCTTCTGTATCAAATTTCTTAATATATTGTTCTTTATCTAGGATACCATAACCTGTATTATATGTACTCCATAAGTCTAAGTATGGAAGATAATAAGTAACTCCACTCGGATTATCCCCAAACATGTAGGATAACTCATGTTGTTGTTCCATACTAATCTTTTCCCCAAAATTCATAACAGTATCTAGTGCTTTCTTTGTAGCATCCCAAGTCTTTTGAGGATTTACCATAATATTTGCTACAAAACCAACTTCTAATACTGCTACAAGGAATACAGCAATTATCTTAGTAAATCTGCCAGTTTTAAAGAACTCAATCGCATATTTAACAATTCTTGTAATAGTTAAGAATAACACTACTAAATAGAATAATGTAGCAAACCCATTTGTGAACATATCCACAGGGCTAAGTCCGATTGTATCTAAGAAATCAAAGTTTATCAGTGTTTGGAAGAACACACTTAATTCTGTTATTCTTCCGCCTAAGTCTACTAATATCCCCTGTAACTTAATATAATTATTAAAGTTAAATGAAGGAGTAAACTTAGTAATTAAGCTACCAAACATACTATCCTTATATAATTTAACTCTAGGGTCTTTTATAGTAAAGGATTGTCTATCAATATCTGACATTGTATCAATATCAAAAGGCATTACTCTACTATCTACTGAATTAGATACCTTAATATCTACTCCAACAGACTTGGCATTTAACTTCATGATTAATGTTAGGTTAGATAATACTTCATTGTAATATCCACCACAATAATCTTGTAGTTTCTGTAAGATTTTAATAGTATCTTCTCTAGTTAGAGTTTTCTTGTCCTTTGTAATCTCATATACCCCACTTAATACATAAGCATGGGCAGTTGAGATTGTAGCAGGAGAATCTTTTCCTAATCTAGTAGTCTTACAAGCACCTACCTCATCACTATTTATTAAACATTGTCTATATGAATCATCTTTATTGAACTTTTCAATAAAGGCATTATATTGTTCTTTACTCTTAGTTGCATCTTCGTACTTTTGTACTATCTGTGCAAGCAATCCATCTGATTTCTTAGTAACTTTTAAACCGGTGTAATCAGGTAAAGTATCATCCTTATCTTTTAATGCTCTGTTTAATGTTTCTTCATCAGACCACTGTTTAGGATATTTATTGGAATACTTATCTCTCCACTTTGCAAACATCTGAATATATGTTTGGCTTGGTTCTACAAGTTCCCCATCCCCAAACAATGCCATGTTAGCAGAATTATATGTACTACCCTCTAACTTATCTACAACAGATTTAGCATACTTATACGCTTCTTCACCTTCTAAATGAGTATTAGCATCTACATCTAATGATAAGTTCTCTATGATACTCTTAGCATTTGTAACAGTTTCATTTGAAACATATTCTTTTCTAAACTCTTCTGGTGAACTAAACTGACTTGTAGATATGAAATCTTGAAAATATGGAATCCAATTATCCTTAAAGAAGTTGATTACATTCTCTGAATTTGTTCCGTACCCGTGATTATAATAGTTGATAGTATTAAACTGTTCGCTACTTGGTACATCAATAAAACTTCCACCAAATAATGCTGTAATACCTTTCATAACTACTGGAATAATACCATCTGGCACAAGTCCATCTGAACTCATATAAGCCTTTGGATATTCCCCTAAATAGGTATAGTTAGGTATCTTAAACCCATATCTACTTATAATATTATCTGAGATACCAACAGGAACTAACCATTGAGTATCTTCCACCTTATATGTTTGATTTGTATAACCATCACCAATATTTGATATTACTTTATTAAGTGCTAAGGCTTGTAGGTTTGGAACATTATAATACCCTTTTATATAAGTATTTCCATCTTCTCCTACATATTCTTTTAACACTGTAAAGGTACTTGTTTTAGACAGCCACTCTAATGCATTTGCTACATTAGATAACTTGAAAGTAAATAACTCTTTTAAGTTTTCACTACTTGCAATATAATACTCACCACTACTATCGGTCTGCGAGTATTCTGGCTTTCTTTCTTCTCTCTCAGTTGTAGTATCTAAAGTTCCAGTTGGATTACCGGAACTAATGTCATCTGCCAATACCTTTTTTGGTAATAATGTTATTAATACTAGGAAACAGAAGATACTCAATAGTATCTTACCGAATTTAATTTTTCTCATCTTGAGTATCCCCCTATCTTTCAATTATCTACAAAGTGATTCAAACTTATCACTTGTTTCCATAACACAGTTGTCCCACTCTTTATGTAAATTTACTACCTCAACTACTTCTCCCTCAGTTAGATAGACTATTTTGTGTATATCTTCTCTACAATTTGAGATAAAACAAATCAATCTTCCATCATATCCACCAAGTTCAAAGTGGGTAAATCCAACATCCATCCTTAAAGTTGGATTGATGTACTTATTTAAGGAATCTACATCAATCTCATTAGTTAAAGAATTAACTAAATTAATATTTGAGTCATATATCTTTTTCAACTGTGTAAACCACTTATCTATAACAGGTTTCATTTCATTGAAGTTACTCAAGAACATTTCGCTTGTACTACAATGTACTACACTCTTTGTTTCAAGAACATTGGGTATTTCGCAATAGAACTTAATATCATATCCCGAATCAGTGTGTTCAAATATAACACAAACATCCCCAAGTGCATTATAACAAGCAGGAACTTTACTGTTTTCTGCTACATATTCTTCTGCTGTCATTAACATAATTAATTATTTCCTATAAATATGCTTCTAATACCTCATTTTCGCTATATCCATTCGTACTTTGCCAATCGTGTTTCCAACCCATTTCCCTATCTGCTAACTTAAAACCTAATAGATTAAAGTATTTAGAAACATAATTTGCTTGTCGTTTATGTTCCTTATAATAGATAAAACGAACCTTATTACCTGCAAAGTAATGAATACAGAAAGACAATAATTTAATTAAATCTTTCTTACTGGTTACATAGATATAATCAATCATAACAGTATTTATACCATTCACTTGAACAAAATGGAATGTAATAAAACTATCTTTTCTATATACAGTATAACCAGTTAAATTAATATTTTTATGATAGTTTCTACCATTTTCTCTATTAATTAACTTCTGTAATTCTCGTCTTTTTAAATCCATAATTACACATCCTCTCCATACAAAAGAAAGAACAGGTAGTTACTCCTGTTCTTCTTCCTCTTCTTCTACTCGATACTTAAATGGTGAAACATCATTAGGGTAATTTACATAATCATCTACCATTGAATCAATATGTCGCATTACTCGTTCCCCATCTAATCCTTCATTACCATTTGAATATAATTTATATTGGTCAGACTTGAAGAACTCTATACACTCATCAAGTAATTTTTGACAATTACTAACCCCAGTAGCAGTATTCTTACCTTTTGCTAACTTTCTCTTGCACACAAAGTAATCTTCGCATGCCTTTAAGATAACATTACTTGCTAGTTCATTACAAGCTTCTATTTCTGAAATAAATCTCATTATCTATTGTCCTTTCCTATAATTCTTCTAAGAACTTTCTTAAATCTTCTGGACTGGTATAATTATCCATATAATGTCTACCTGTGCCACTTGTTAAGAAATAAGTATTTACTCTCTCTTTCATATCAGGATTTTCATCTAAGAACTCACAAATCACCTTATCTGATTCCTTAGTTCTCTCCTCATGTCCAAGATAACCAAAAACAATCCCATTATTAAGATAATCAAGTGTTTCCTTGGTTAGATACTTTTCCAAAAGTCCATAGTAATCTTCTGGTTGTTCACTTTCGTAGTCCTTTGTATAATTAATGTATCCCATATCTCTACGAGCATCATATACTTTCTCTCGTGATAATTTGGAATGTTTATCATATAGTGACTTTAGATGTCCTTGCTTAACGAAATCCACGTCCTTCATATCTATTTCATACTTTGACATTGGTTTAAAACCATATGAACAACGCACTAATTTACCATTAATATTTTGAATGTCTTGGCAAGTTTCTTCATCTTCAATTTCATTGAACACATCATCATCTACCTCAAAAAATAATTCTTTATCCCTTGATGAGTATGTGTGGCCGTCTTGTCCGTATCGAACTTTTTGTATATTTAACATCTTTATCCCTTCTATTCCTTAAATAGATTATTTAACAAATCACTTAACTTGTCATATTCTTCTAACACTTCTTTAATTCTGCCTGCAGATACTTCTGCTCTTGGTAACATTATAAATATCATTACTAACATTAAAAATGACATAATTATTTGCATTGCATAGCTTGAAAATACTACCATGCTTCCGAAAATTGCTATTCTATCTGTTAATAGTGCATCATTAATTA